AATAATTGAAGTAAAAGTTCCAATGGCGGCGGCAGCTGGTAGAACTGCTTTTTGCAACAAGAACATTGCTTTTGATCCTGTGCCTTGCAAAGAGGCAAATTCGGCTTTGGCAGCGTTGATACCTTTCGGGTTGAATTCCGAAATGATTGGAATTTTAATTGCCATCAGTTACCAAGTTTCTATTCACGTCTGCCATTACATCGTGGACTAAGTCAAGCACAGCACCTTGAATTTGTGTCGCATTCGATTCATACGCTGGCCACATGGCCCGGGATGCGTTGCCATATCCTTTACTCATCAAGTTTTGGACAAACTGGGATGATGCGTTGTTTCGGCCTGCAATGTCAAAGATTGAACCCCAACCTGTTTTTTGTTGGATCATAAACACTGCGACTGTGTCAGTTCTACCTTTGCGTGTGTTTATCTTTGCGACCACACCTTTTTTGACTAGGCCGCCATCCCAACCGCCCAAACGTACATGAGGGCGCGCCATGTGCGACAGCGGCGCTTCCGATGGGAACTTGGCTTTTGCCTGCACGACAACAGGCTTGACAATGTCTTTGTAGCGTTTTGTGTATTCACGACGCAGTTTCGGGTTGACCTTGTTCAGTTCTTTCAGCGCTTTTTGTACGCCAACAACTGGGGTTGAAAATGTGAAACTCATCGCCGTTTATCCTTTGACTGCTCATTCAAAACACTAATGACGGTCAGCAGGTCGCGTGTGTCAAATTCTATGTGCGGCGGAAAATACCCTGTTGACACCAACAGTTCGGCTAGTTGCCTTCGGTAAGTTCCGCGCCCGTAGGGTTTGGGTTTGTCTGATCTACCGCTTCAATTTCCATGTCTGGGTGATTGTCCAGCCATTGCTTGGCAGTTGGCTCGATCTTTTGACCGCTTAACTTCAACATGAAGTGCGCCCAAAAAACCATGTCTGTAATGCCGATTCCTCGGCCGTCGGACACTTTGCGGTTTTCTTGCTTTTCCCATTCCGCGATGCACAACAGGTTTGTTGATACTTCGTGAACCTGACCGTTTGGGGTCGGGGTAATCTTTAGTTTGATTTTCACTTTGTCTCCTTGTGTCGGGCCAAGTGATGGCCGTTATCAGCTGACGCTTAGTGCGCCACCAGTGAATGAAAGATCAACCGTTGACAGTTCGCCCAAGGCCCCGTTAATCACAGGCATACTTTCTAGGTAACAATCGGCCAGGGTGAACACCTTCGTTACAGCACCCTCAATGACGGTTGCGACAACTGTTGTGCGCGTGCCGACAAGTGCTGCCAAAGTTTGGAAAGTCTCGCTGGCTGCATATGATTGAAAAAGTGTCATTGTGCATTCGTTGTTGTACAGGCCGCCTGTGTAGGTTCGGCCAGTGTCTGCCAACGTGGTTTTGTCCAGCGATTCGCGCAACTGGGTAAATACAATGCCTGTGCATTGGTCAACAAGCGAAACGCTGTTAACAGTCAATGCTGACAAATTCGAGAGATAGGTTGTTGTTGCCATGTGGGGTTACTCCTTTGGTTCTTTCTTGATAGTAGGTGATTTTTTCGGCTTGTCGGTGGATTCTTCAACGATGAAACCGCCAGCGATCAGCGCTTCAATGTTGATTCCTTGGGCTGGCTCAAATTCGTCGCCGACCGTTCCAACTTTTGGTGAATTGATTATGTATTTCATAGGCTTGATGCTTCCATGTTGATTATGACTTCATAGCAAGGGTACAACGCGCCGCCAATCTCAATGGATGATGGGCGACCCTCTGTGATGGCCACGTTCTTTCCAAGTAACTGTGCGGTCATGTTTAACAACTTGCGTTGCGCGTCAAGGTTGAACGGCCCCGGCACGATCAGTTGAATCGGGAACTGCAACTGGATTCGCTTGTTGGTCATTAACGGGGTCGTGAACGATGGCGCGTTAATGAATGCACATGGGGGCTGCATGTTCCGTGGATCTTGAACAACGGTGATGGCTGGGGAAATAGTGTTCAGCGTTGCTGTCAGATCATCCACCGCCTTGTTTAGTAGGTCGGTGTAAGCGGTTGGCATTAGGCCACCTGGGCGCGTGAGATGCCGACTAACTGCATCACCATTGCTGACAATGCAACAGGGGGTTGTGAACCGACATCTGCAAAGGAACTGAACTGGTCAATGGAACCGCGTTGACGGTAAAGCGCGCCGCCGTACATGATCGTTCCAAGTTTCACATCCTGCGATGGAACGGTTGTGAGGCTGTCGCCCGTGTAACCGCTTTCCTGTCGTCTGCGCCAAATGAAACTGCTTGCAGCAGCCGCGCAGATTGTAAGAAACGCCTGATCGCCTGCCGTTGCTGTGGCCAAATACAGCCAATCGGAAATGTCGTTAGCGGTTATCCAAGTGCAAACCTGCGTATAGGTAACAGTTCCAGTTGCTGGGCCTCGATCAACGTTTGAACCTGTAACTGCAAACAACACCTGATTTGGAATTGGTGTGAATTCGTCAAACGTCAAATCGCCTTCGCCGTCAATGCCTGTGAACAGGTACTGGGGGCAGTCGTAAACAACAAACGTTCCCGAGAATGGCGCAGAAATTCCGCTAACAGTAATGGACTGGCCGACTTCAATTTCTGTTGGGGTCAGTAATTGAAGTACGGCGTAGTTGTCCAGTAACTGCTTGTGTGTAACCGTGTATGTAGCCATGGCGGTTAGGCCGCCTTTCTACTAAGCGACGGTGATTGCTTGGATGAACTGGCTACCTGCAACCGCGGATGGGTTTTGTGCATCCTGTGCAAACGTTGCAAAATATCCGTAGTACGAGAACGTGCGAGCCAAAATATCTGGGTTCTCCACGCTACGCATGCCCTGTTGGGCCTCGTAATACTCGATTGCTGGGGCGTGAACCACAAGCATTGTTCCGCTTGCAAGGTTTCCGTCAACAACAATTTCCAATCCAAGTGGGTTCATTCCTGACCATGAAGCGGCAGATCCTGCGCCAAGGGTGTTCTGACCGATAAGGCCAGGTGCGCCAATGGCTGGAAATACAGGTCGGTTCACATCGTCCACCTGTGCGCCAAGTTTGCGCCATACGTCAACTGACACAACAAGATGGGTTGGGAACAAGTTTGTCGTTGCTGACATATTTTCTGCTGATCCGTAAATACCTGCGATCAAAGTTGATACGTCGCCAGCGGTGACAGTCCAGGTGTAACCCGATGCCTGCTTTTGTGCATTGAGGTAATCAGCTGCAATGTTGTCGGTTTGCTTCAAGTACTGACCTGCAAGGTCATTCAAGATGACATTCATTGCGGCAGGATCGGTGAAATCCATTGTCTGTTGTGCGATTTGGATTGATCCAGCGACGGTTTGACGGGTCACCGTGTTTGCGGCAAGAACCATAGTCTGTGAAGTCACAGCCTGGCCTTGTGTTCCTTGCACTCCTGCTGCGGTTGAAGTTGTGATGCTTGGGCGCGTGAATGAAATTCCGCTTCCCTGTGGCATTGCGCGTGTACCGAATGCGGCAACAACTGGGCGAATGAAGTTGTAGTTCTGGAACACTGGCCCAAGAACTGGAACTGGCAAAAGACCCGGGGTGTCGCTGGTCAAATCCTGCGATACTGCTTCAATTGCTGATTGGTTTTTACGCGCTACATCGTGGAATGCTGCGTTTACTTTTCGGAATGTGTCGCCGCCAATGTGCATTGCAGCAAGGTATTCACCTGCTGATGGCATTTTGAATTCGCGCTTTGATTCAGCAAATACAACTGGGGAAGTTGGGATTGCTGCTTCGATTGGGGTTTCTACGGACATGGTTTCTTTCTCCTGTTCTGGAACTTCTATTTGAATATTAGTGATTTCGGTTTCATCTTGTGGGATACTCTCGCCTTCGCTTGCGGCGACTTGTGTGATCACTGCGTCAGCAAATGCTGGACGGCCAGTGACTAGCGATAATTCGATCCATTCGGCGGCCTGAACAACCATTGTTCCGTCGTCTTTGATCTTGAATTTGGTTGGATTTACGCCAACGGAAACGCTGTCAATTACGCCATCAAGGCTTAGTTGTAGTGCTTCCTCGGCGCGTGAAGTCTTGCTGAAACGTGCAGAAAAAAACATTCCGTCTGCCATTTCGGTTCGTTCCGTGACGATGCCAACGGCCTGCTCAGAATCATGATTTACATAAAGTTTTGGTGCTTTGCCATCGGTTGGCAGACTGCCTGCTTCAAATATGACTTTTGTTCCATCGCTCACGGTCGCGGCAACACCGTATGGAACGGCTACGCCAGAAACTGTGCGTGACGGTACGCCTTCAACTTTTGATGCGTCAAGTGTGAGGTCGTGCGAAATTAGTTTCAACATGTTTCTAGTCTGACTCCATAGTTGGGGTTTGTGGTGGATTCATTTCTTCATATTCGCCCATTTCGCCAGCAACCATTTCTGACAGGTACGTTTCCACATCAAATTTGACAATCGTTCCTTGTGGCAAAACGTTATTCATTGACAGTGTTTGTTCAATTGCCAACATGTATGAGCGCGCTGCGAAAACGAGCAGATCCATTCGAGCGCCCTGGTTGGACTGGTAACTGTACGAGCCGATGGAATTTCCGTTAAGGAAAAACGGCACGTTGCACATTCGAGCGGCCTCTTTTGACTGGTATTCCGCGGCTTCGTTCAACATCATTTTTGATGCGTCAACATCGGTTGGTTGCCATTCAACAAACTGGTTGATTGCTGCGATCTGATTGGATTTGCGCGCCTGCTCGAATGACTGTGCCAAATCAGAAAGTTCTTGTGATGAAAGAGGTTCGCCAGTAGTACGCAAAACGCCAGCAGGCAGCGCCGAACTGGCATTGCGCAAACGTGCTTGTTCAAGTGCCAATGATGTTGCAATGATTTGTTCCGACTGGTACAGGATGCCTTGATTGCCACCAATGATTTGGATCACATCGTCGGTTGGTAGTTGCGCGCCTTGAAAATAGATTTCGTTTGATTTACCGAAAGCGAATACCGGGCCTGTCATGTCAAGCGTGTTGACCATTGCAGCTGGAAGTCGCGTAAACGACGCTGGCATTCCGTCGCTAGTCCTGCTACTAACCCAAAGAAAGCACCTACCGAAAAACATGAGGTCGTCAAGAACCCATGACATAAAAGCGGAATAGGAAAGTTGTGGGTCTGGTTGTTGTAACCATGATCGAGGGGCGATCGGTTCATCAATCATTTCTTTTTCTACGTCATCCCAACGCCTGCGATACATGCACAATGGCGTTGATGCTAGAACTGATGCGATCAAGTCGCGGCTGCGATTTATAGTTCCAACCTGCATTGCGCGGTTGCGCATGTCGCCTTGGATGTACGAATAAAATTCGCCGATTGATTGCGCGCCTGAACCGTTGCCCGTGTAGTAAGTGCCACCTGCTGCCGCTTGAACCTTTGGTTCGTCTTGTGAGATTGCGGCTTTTGTGATGCCTTTTTTGAACAGCGCCATGGTTTTAGTTTCTCATATCTGTCGGAAGTTAGGTGGCATTGACCCTAAGACATATCCAATCCCGACGAAAGGTAAGCAAGGGTCAACGCCGATATGACATTACCGATTCGGAACGGCAATGATG